TACCTCCATGTTGTGCCTCCGTAGTAATATTATAAATTTCTTGAAACATACCACCACCACATTCTCTAGAACAGTCTTTAAAGGGGACAAATTCACCAACACAGTCTATAGGACAAAGAATGTTAGTATTACAGTCTTTTTCATCTACATAACCATCCGGATAAGGACATTGAGCACCTTTGTGTTGTGCGTCTTTTGTAATAGTATAAGTGCGTGAGTGAGTTCCCCCTACACAATCTTTACTACAAGGTCCAAAGTCTCCAAAACTACCTTCACAATCAATAGGACAAGGGTCCATAATACAAGATATAGAGCGTGTTGTAGTTGCAACTACAGGACATTCACTACCTCCATTTTCAGCAGGCTGTGATATTTTATATTCTTGTTGTTGTGTCCCTGGTCCACAATCTGAACCATTATTAGCAACACATTCCCCTAAATTTACATATTCACCAACACAATTTACAGGAGGTTCTGTTATAGAGGGTTCTGTTATAGAGGGTTCTGTTATAGAGGGTTCTGTTATAGAGGGTTCTGTTATAGAGGGTTCTGTTGTAGTAAAAAACCCTTCATAATTATTTTTAGTATAAAAATAATATACACCTATACTAATGATTATTAATATAAGTATTACTATTATTTCTTTTTTATATTTAGTTATAAAATTATAAATTTGTTTCATTTTTTATTTTACTTTTTATTATTATACTATATAAAAATATTAAAAATAATAAGTTAAAATAATATTAATAAACTTAAAATTATAAATAAATTTAAAACATAAAATACTAAACATAAAAAACTAAACATAAAAAACTAAACATATAAAATATTAATAACTTAATTTGTATAATTAAGATTAAGGTCCATAAATAATTTATTATTATCTTGAGACTCTATTCTTTGATTTGCTAAATCACGTATAGTTGAAGCGTCGCCTTTTTGTTTTTGATATTGTAAAACTCTAATTTGGTCGGCAGTAGTTGCTCTTGCTTCACGTTTATCTTCTAATTCGTGTATTACTTTATTAAGGTCGCTTATTTGTTCTTGTTGATTTTTTAATTTTAATAAATATTGTTTATTACGCTCAAGTCTTATTTTTTCAGATTTTATTTTATCTTGATATTCTAAGTTATCACATATTTCTTGAGTTTTATTTTGTTTCTCTACTAATTCATTTATACTAGGGCAAATATTTGTTTCTAAACTATTATTTTTGTTTATAACTAAATTAACTGTTGCTTTAAATTCATTAATATCATCACTACTTGGACTACTACTATTTATTGTAATCGCATTTAATTCTAAATTATTTTGTGGAATATTAGTAGAAATAATTAACTTACTAGCAATAATTGGTTCATCTAGAATAATATAGGTATATTTATCACCATATTTATTTAAACAATAATCATCATATCTAAGTTTATAAGTTTTTTTGACTTCAAATTTATCTAAAGGATAAAGTGTATTTTCATATTCTATTTTAATATTAATAGTATTAGTATTCATAAGATAACTAGTTGTATATTTTAATTTCATACAATAAATTTTTTTATTATCATTTACATCATTTGTATTGTAAGTATATTTTGTAATATTATTATTATCAGTATTACTTATAGCCACAGGTTTTGTAATATCAATATTTTCAATATTTTCTGTTTTGGTCTTATCTTTATATTTTGTTTCTGTTAATAATTTACGGTCTCCGCCAAAAATACCATAACTATCTAATTTATTGTTAGGTGCTCTTATATTTGAAGAATTAATAATTAAAATAAGTTGTGATGTATATACTAAAGTATTATTTTCATTTGCAATATTAGTAATTATAACACTATTATCATCAGTATCTAAATTAAATGAAGGAGGCGACCCAAAAGTTCCATTACCTTTTAAAAATCTATAATCATTATTACCATATTTATATTTAATATTAATATTATCTATTTCATTATCATCTTTAAATTTAAAAACAAGAGTATCAATTCTACTAGACTTATTTAAATTAAATGTATATTGATTAGTATCATTGATTGGTGCGTTCGTATTATTATTTAAAGTTATAACATTGCCATAATAAGGTATAGTCATTGATTCAAAATTTTCAATTATCTTATTATTATTTTTATTATTATTATTTTTATTATTATTATTTTTATTATTATTATTTTTATTATTATTATTATTATGATTTACATTAATATCAGTTGTAAATACTCTATAAATTATAAATAATGTAATTAATACTATAATTATTTTAATAATATTAGATTTATTTTCAAAAAACAGTGTCATTTTTTTACTAAAAGTCATTCTATTTTTTAAACTATAATAATTTATATTAGTTTATAATAAATTATATTATAATTCTATCTATTAACATTATAATAGAAAAAAATAAAAAATAAAAAATAAAATAAATTAAAAATAAATTAAATTAAAATTAAAAATAAATTAAATTAAAATTAAAAATAAATTAAATTAAAATTAACAATAAATTAAATTAAAATTAAAAATAAATTAAAGTGGTATCCATCTTTGTGCAACAAATGAATTACAAGGTTGAACTGTAATATTGCCATTTTTATTTGTTAAACAGTCATTATTATTTACAGATTTAATTAAAGTAAAAGGATAATTTATTTTTGTTTTATCAATATTGTCAAAAGGAACAGTTTTATCTATATTGCGTTCATAATCTTGTTCATTAATAATATGATTCATTTTAAATAAATGTTTTTGATTTTCATCATTACATTTATATACATTATAATTTGATGCTCCTACCGATAAACAACCATCATTCATATTAACCATATAACCACCAGTTAAATATCCTGTTTGAGGATTTACAAAATTTGTTTTTGGTGTTTGTGTTAAACAAAATTCTTGACCATTATTTAAAGATTTTATTTTAGAATATTTATTTTTTTCTATTTTATTTATTTTTAATTTATTAGTTATATTTTCTAAATCACTTAATTTATTTTCTAAATTTGTAATATTATCTTCCATTAAAGCAGAATTTTCATTATTATTAATTAAATTATTAGTATTTGATTCTACTTCTTCACTTATATTAGTATTAAATATAGTACTAATTTCATTTTCATTAAATAATTTTGCTAAATAAGAACCATAAATAGATCCTATATATTCATTATTTAAATTATTTTTTAAAATTTTAATATGATTATTAAGGTCTTTGTGATTATTAATTAAAGTATCAATATTATCTTGTATTGCTCTATTTGGATCAGTTATATTAGTTTCATTACTATTTGCTTCTTCAAAAGGTTCAGTGTTTGATAGTTTATCAGTATGATTTTTATATAAAACTAAAATTATTATACTAATTATTAAAATGATTGATATTATTGGTAAAAGTGTATAAGAATGACAAGACACCATTTATATTATTTTATAATTATATTATTTTATAAATTTATTTATTATAGTTTAATTTATATAACTTAAATTATATAGTTTAATTTCTATTTAGATTTTTTATTTTATTATTTAAATAATAATATTTTATTTTATATATTATTTTTATGTATTATTTTTTATTATTTTTATGTATTATTTTAGTTTATTTTGATAAATTTTATAAATTAAACATAAGAATAAATAGAATGTCCTGAGTATCTAGAGTTTCTTCTATTAGAAAAATTTCTACTTTGATTACCTGAACATTCTGGTAATTGTGTTATAATAGTAGTTAAATTATCATTAAAATTATTAATGACATTTAATCCTTTTAGAACTTTATCAGCATTCTCTCTATTATACATAATATATTCTATATAACTATCATTTAATTTATGAAATTTATTTGAAGTTTTCATTTTAGAAATTAAATCTGTCATTGATAGTCTATTAGAGCAATTAGACTGTGAATAGATATGTTGTATTATACTTATATATTCAGCAATTTTATTTATGTCTAATACATTTGGATTTTGAGTTTTTGTTAATTTACTTAATTTTTCTTTATAATTTTTTATTAAACTATTATAAATTAAATTAACTAATGTAGTTTTATCAGTAGTATCTTTTTTTTCTAATTCTAGACACTTTGTTCTTTTTTGTTCTCGTTGTTGTTTTTTAAAATTATTTTTAGTATTTCTTATTTTTGATTGATAAAAAGAACTTAATCTCTTTTCACATTTTAATGTTTTCTTTTCTTTTATTTGTGTTTTTATTGTGTTATAATAGGTGTTAATACTTGATTTAGTATTACTATCTACTTCAGGTAAATTTTCAAAATTATATTTTTTTAAACTTGAATCATATTCTATATATTTTTTATTTGAAGAATATCTATAAGTTTCACTCATTTTTTGATTATAAATTAATTAAATAAGTTATTATACTTATATTAGAAAAATAATATTTTATATATTAGAAAAAATTTAAAATTAGAAAAAATTTAAAATTAGAAAAAATTTAAAATTAGAAAAAAATTAAATAAAAAGTTTAATGTGTTTTAGAAACTTTACTTTTTACTATGTTTTTTAGTTTTTTTGGTATGTTTGTTTTTTTTAATATGTGTTTTATATTTACGACTGCAACCACAACCTGCTCCAGTCATAGTAGGATAAAGATTAGGACCAGCAAATTTTCCATTATCCCAAACCATTCCTTGACTAACAGCGTGTTGTTTGGATGATGTTTCTAATTCAGGAGAACCATCGGCAAAATAACCAGCATTACCACTACCATAATAAGAAGGAGGCATAACATATCTTCCAGCATCACCACCTTTCATTTTCTTTACAAACTTACGTTTAGACAAGGTCTTGCTAGAACGTTTGCTAGAACGTTTGCTTTTTTTATTATTTTTGTTTGTAGTCTTTCTAGATACATTAGATTTTGAAGATTTTTTTAAAAGTTTTTTAACCATCTTTAATAATTATAATATAATTTGTTTGTATATTATATTATTAAAATATTATTTTTATTTTGTTATTATAAAATAATTAATAATAAATTTTAATTAATAATAATTTTTAATTAATAATAATTTTTAATTAATAATAATTTTTAATTAATAATAAATTTTAATTAATAATAATTTTTAATCAAAAATAAATCTTATTAAACTATAAATAAAAAACAAATAAAAATTAGAATGGAAAATACAAATTCTACAAATAAAAAAGATAAAGTATTACAAACACTAGTTAATATTGGAACAGTCGTATTATTTATATTTATTATTGTTGTAATCTATAAATTCTTTATTGTTAGAGATTATAGTAATTTAAGAGAAGATTTTCAAGATAAAAAATTAAATAAAGATAGATTTGAAAATACATTAAGTAATACTAAAACAATTTATGAAACATCATTAGAAACAGTATTTGGAAATAATAAGAGATTATTATGTAATATGCTACCATCTATGAATGAAAATACAAATGTATGTAAAGTTGATGATGAACCTTATATTATATATAAATTTCCTATTCATATAATTAAATTAATTGATGGAAGTATATTAGCAGTATTTAATGATGGACGTATGTATCAAAAAGATAAAATGTCATCTACTATGTGGAAAGGTCCAATTGTAAATAGTATGCCTCAAGGAACTGTTCCTTTACGGATGGTATCATTATCTACAGATTTAAAAACATTACTTGGTGTTGGTTATAATAATATATTATATCTTAAAGAACCTAAAGAATTAAGTGAAGGTGGAGGTATACATTTATCTGGTGAATGGAAACAAGTTCCTAATAATTCAAATATTATATATGTTTTATATGATAATAAGACTAATTTCTTACTTTCTATTGATACTAATGGTAAATTATTTACTAAACAATCATTTGATATAACTAGTGATAATAGTGAATTAACTACAACACTTAATAATAAACCTATATTACGTCTTTATTATGATTTAAATGGTAATATGTTTTTTATTGATACAAAATTTGAACTTTATAAATTTAAAGATACAAATTGGAAAACATCAGAAATTAGAGATAGACGCGGGGTAGTAGGAGATAAATTACAAGATATGATATATGATAATGACGGTAAAATGTATGGTATTGTCTTTAATCCCGAAACATTTATAGCCCAAATTATGAAACAAACATCTACATTTTATCTATCCTCTTTTAAACCATTACATTTATTATCAAATTCAGATAAATGGTCTACTAATTTTGTAATGTCAGACCAAGATATTATTAAATGTAAAATAGGTAGTATTTTTGAATATATTACTACTACAGCAAATCATCAAAATGATAATGACGATGACCCCAATTTTGCTTATCATAAAGAAATTATTGATTCAAAAAATAGATTAAGACAATTTTGTGCAAACCGAGGTTCAAATACACAAAATATAAATTATGATAATTATGAATTATTATCAAGTGTTGAAAATAATAGTCAAAAAATTGGTAAGTTAAAAAATGTAATTCAAAATTTAATGGTATATGAACCTGAAAAAGATAGAATTGAAGAAAAATATTCTATACTTAATAAATAAACTATAATATACAAAAATTAAATTCTATTTTTTAACTTTTAAATTTTAAATTTAAAATTTTATAAAAATTAAATTATTTTTTTAAATTTTATATATTTATATATAGTAAATATTAAATAACATAATACTAATAAAAATAAATAATACTAGTAAATAATAATAAAAATAATGTTGTCTGATTTAAAACCTATATTTGGTAAAGTATTAGTTATTTTAATAATTGTATTAATCTATTATTTAATTACAAAGTATAGCAATATTGAATTAACTGAAGAAACTATTGAACCATTTGAAGAAACTATTAATAATGAAAAAAATAATTATTTAAAATTAAAAGAAACTTATATTAAATCTAATAATACTAATAATAAAACGTTAGATATATTATATTCTAATCATATAAATAATGAAGATAATGAAGATAAATCAATCATTTGGAAAAATAAAACATTAGACCAATGTATTGATACTTGTAATAAATTAGATAAGTGTATTGGATTTAGTAGAGATAACGTTCTAGATACAGAACCAGCACAATGTCATCCAAGAATAAATAGTTCTCATTGTTACAGTAATAGAAAAGGAGATTATAAACAAATGAGTAATGCTATTAATTATAATACCTATATTAAAGAAGATTCTCACAATACTATAAATAATTGTATTGGTGATGAAGCATTAACCTTAAATAGAATTATTTTTATTAAAACATATTCTATGCCTAATAAATATATTGGATATAATAATGATGCTCGTGTTCAAATAATTGATAAAGAGACTACAAATTTTAAACTAAAATGTAGTTTTAGAATTGAAGCAGGTAAAGAAGGTTCTGGAACAGTATCCTTTTTACATATAGATACAAATAAATATTTATGTAGAGATAAAAATAATGACCTTATATTTAAAGAATTAAGTAAAAATTCTACTGAACATAAACAAAGATGTAGTTTTAATATTAATGATGGATTAACAAATGGTATAATTTTAAAATCACTTCCTATAGAAGGTGAAGTTGTTGATAAATATATAACTTTAAACAATAATTATTTAAAAATAAAATCCAAATCTAACAATAATAAACTAGACTTATTTACATTTTATATTGTTGATGCTATTGACAATACAACTATTATTACAAATAAAACTAAAATGAATAATTCTAATAATAAAAACACTATTGAAAATACTCAAACTAATAACTCTAATTCTAAACCTAATAACTCAAATACAATAACTGAAACATCTAATCGTAAAATGAATAATAATATTAATGAAGCATTTACAATTAATCTAGATAATAATAAATCACTACCATTATATAATAATTTATTCAATGAAAATAATAATAGTATAAAAATAGATAATTATTTAGAAGATAATTATTTAAATAAAAATCATAAGAATGATTTAATGAAAATTACTAAAAAAGTAAATGAAAGTATATTAGATAAAACATTAGCAAATTCTATAAATAAAAATCAAAATGAATATAATACAATAAAAGCACTAAATAGAGAAATAGAAAGTAAAATTTCTCAAGACAATTTAAATATAAATAAAACACACGATACTATAAGTCATCATTTAAATAAAATGAGATTAAAAGATCTAGCAAATGATTATTTTTTCATTAAGTCTGTTGCTTTAAATAAATAAATAAATAAATAAATAAAAATCCTTTAGTTTATATTATTATTAATTTTTTTATTTATTTATTTTTTTATTTTTTTATTTTTTATTTTTTTATTTTTTATTAATATAAATTAAATAATTATATACTATAATAATAATAATAAACAATAATAAACAATAATAAACATTAAAAAATAATAATCAATAAAGTTTTAGAAATACTATAATAATATGTTTATAAATAAAGGTGAAAGTATATTAAATAATAAAGGGATCATAATTTCTATAGGTATTCTCATTTTAATTTTATTATTTAATTATAATAAATGTTATACCGAAACTTCATTAAAATATAAAAATAATAGTCAACTAAATACCATTGAAAAGTTTAATGTTAATGAAGAATATTATTCTATGCCATCAGATGTTCGCATTAAAATAGAAAATAGTGAAATTTTAATAAATTTTAATATTAATAATATATTTGAAAAAAAAACACCAACTGGGTTTATGATTATATTAGCACAATATGACCACAATAAAAAAAATATGAATAATAATAAATTTTATGTAAGTAATGAATATGAATTATCATCAAGTGTTAGTATAGATTTACAAAATTATCAAACAAATATATGCTCTATAGAAAATGGAACACCTAGTTGTGAATATAAATTTAAAAATTTACAAATAAGAGATGATAAAAATAAATTATATTATTATAAAATAGGTGTTTCAGCACTTTACAAAACTAATCAAGACACATTATCATCAGATTTTATTTTACCTTATAATGTAAATACAGATGATAAATTATTTACAATTGATGCAACTACAGAAATACAAACTAAAAAATATAATGATTTTTTAGAATATCAACAAGGATTAAATCAATCTTCTAAAAATATAAATATTTATGATAGTGTTATTTCTACACCTGATGGTAGATATGAACTTATTAAAACCCAATTAGGTAATTATCCCGATCATTTAATAATTGATAATCAAACTATTTCTAAATCTTCTCTTTCTGATTTAGTAGATAAAACTATGGCTGAAGGAATAGTTAATATTAACGTCAAAATGAATGAACCTACAACTGACTAAATAGAATTATTTTATTTATATTTACTTATTTTACTTATTTTTAGTTTACTAATTTTTTACTTATTTTTATAATAAATAAAAAATATAATTAATTAATAGTTAATTAAAGTAATAAATATATATTATTTATAATAAAATTATTTTATTAATATAACATAAAATAAAAATAAATTTATAATATAATAATACATAAAATGATTGTAAATTATGTTTATTTATTTTTAATATTATTAATAATATGTTTTATAATTTATATCATATATTTAAGTTATGATTATAATTTTAATGATACTAAAGAACATTTTTTTGTGGATCTATCAGTAGAAAATATTAGTGCAATAAATTTAAATACAAATGAAATTAATGAAGATTTGGCTAAGTTTAATGATAATTATAATAAATTAGATATAGATATACATAATCGTAATGTTCAAAAAGAACAAAAAAAAAATTTAGATCTTTTACAAAAAACAAAAACTAATTTGTCAGTATCTGATAAACTTAAAATTATGAATAAAAACTTAAAACCTGAAAAAAAAACATTTCCAATAAATAAACAAATTAAAACAATAAAGTCTAAATACAATTCTCAATATTTAAGCACATTTACAAATAATAATCAAAATTATAATATATTAGCAAATGATAAATGTTTAACTGTAAGAGGTTTATGTAAAGATGAATTTTGTTTATTAAACTGTCAAAATAAATTATATTCTAGTAATAGTCAATATTTTAATACTGAAAGGATAAATAATAATGTTGACGCAGCAGCAAATATGAATGTTCCTGTTGAAACTATATCTACAGACAACGTGTATCCATATAATATTTTTAAATCATTAATTAATGACAATTGTTTAACTATTTCTAATGAAGGGATAACAGTTGAACAGTGTAATTTAAATAATATTAAACAACAATGGGATATATCCCCTGATGAAAATATATGTGTTCTAGAATAAACTATAAACTATAAACTATAAACTATAAACTATAAACTATAAACTATAAACTATAAACTATTTGTTCTACAATGAGGAATAGGATAATCAACTAAATGACATACTGGATAGTTATAAGGTCTTCTATAACTAGTATAATCATAAAATCCAACTGGTGTTGTTCCTTTAATATTAGAATTGAGTGTTCCTGCTCCAGTATAAATATTTCCATAAGGTATTTGTTGATAATTAACCCATGGTTCTTTTACATTATCACAAGTTGTTGATAATGAATATACAAAAATAATAAACACCATAAGAAGTAAAAGTATTGATGCTATTGACGCAAACATTTTATTTATTAACTATTAAACTTTTTTTATTTACTTTTATTTTAATTTATTTCTGTATTTTTTTAAATTTATATTAATTTGTATTAATTATTATTCTATTAGATAAAAAACAAGAAATAAATAAAAAAAAGTAAGAAATTAAATAATAATACCAAAATGTAAATTTACATAATGTGATACTTTATCAGTATATTTTTTAATACTATTATAATCACTATTAAAATGTAGTTTTAGTTTCTCTAGAAGAGAGTGTAATTGTGAAACTATTTTTTTTTTATCTAATTGAGATTTTAAATTATATTGGTTTTCATTAAAGTCGGCATAAGTTAATTTAATACTTTTTATTAAATTATTATTGTTAACTTCTTTATTGGTTAATGTAAATAGTGTTTTAACTAAATTATAATCAAAATTATAACTAGGTACTATTAATTTTTGTCTTGTAGGTTTAGATTGATTTATAATATCAATACAATCTATAAAATTATAAAATGTTTTAAATTGTTTTATATAATTAATACTATCTTCCAGAGATACTTTATAAAATCCACAATTATAAGGTGTCCCTTTAATAAAAACAGCATCTATTAATTGTTCGACTGTTATGTTGTAAGTGTTAAGTATTTTCAATTTATCATAAAAACATACTGTATTTTCAAGAAAATCTAAATTATTTATAACAAATTTAACATCGGAATAAACAAACATATCAAAATCCTGTGAAAATACAATATCAATAATATTTAATTTACATAATAGGGCTAATAATTGGTCTCCTTCAACATTTTTTTCATGAAAGTATAAACAATCCAAATCATCTAGTAAACATTTTAAACTATCTATAAGTTCAGGTGTAATTGTAAAACCCTTTTTAGATAATTTACAAAGTTTCGCATCTTTTTTTTTTATTTCTTCTAAACTAATCTCTTCGTTTTCACTTTCTTCACTTTTACTTTCTTCACTTTTAGTCTCTTTATCTTCTTCATTAACTAATTTAGATAATTCTTCTGTAGCAATTTGTCTTTTTCTTTTTAATGGCTGTTTTTTTTCTGTAATAGGCTTACCATCAAACACAAAGACTAATGTAATTCCATTATATTTAAATTTATGTATTAAATTTATAAATTCACATATAATATAGTTTATAAGATTTGTTTGATTATTTTTATTATCTTTTTTTGACTTAAAAAAGTTTGTTCCAAATCTATATACTAATCCATTCGCATCAACACCAATTCTTTTATCTTTAAAGTTAGATATATGGTTTAGTTCTTCTGGTAAAGTTTTAAAACCAGATTTTACACCCATTTTTGTAATTGAAAAATTTATAATAATTATAAATTTAAATTTATAAATCAAATTATAATATTATTTATTATAAAATATAAAAATCAATTTTAAACATAATAGTAATAAAATTGACTAGTTTTAATTTTATAAGTTTATAATTTTATAAGTTTATAATTTTATAAGTTTATAATTTTATAAGTTTATAATTTTATAAGTTTATAATTTTATAAGTTTATAATTTTATAAGTTTATAAGTTTATAAATAATTTCTATATTATTGTTTTAATTTTCCAATTTGATATTTTTTTAACATTTGTTTAGCATAATCACTATGACCAATACTATTAAATAATTCTGTGGCATCTTTGCCTACACCTTTCATTATTATATCACCACCAGGATGTTTAGAAATCCAATCTGTAATATTTGCTACTTTATTATCAATGACTATCCAAGCATCTCTTTTTTTATTATGTTTAGCAACTTCGGTTAATGTATAATAGTTTATATTTGACTTTGACTTTGTCTTTGACTTTGACTTTGTCTTTGACTTTGACTTTGATTTTGTCTTTGATTTTGACTTTGATTTTGACTTTGACTTTGTCTTTGATTTTGACTTTGTCTTTGTCTTTGATTTTGATTTTGTTTTTTTAGTCTTATTATTAATATTATTATTCATTGTTTGTTTTTTTTTATTAGGTTTAATTTTAGTCTTATTACTATTTACTATTTTATTAATTTTTATTGTTTTTTTAATTTTAATTGATTTTTTAATTATTTTTATGTTATTTTTATTTTTATATGTAATAGTAATACCTAATTTCTTTAATACTAATTCAGAAGTCTCTAGAGCACCTTCAACCCATGCTTGATGACTACTATAATTTTCACCACATATATATAAAGGTTCATTTTCTAAAGGTTGTATCATTTCGTGTACTATTAGTTTTCT